GGGCCGTCTTGGTCTTGTGATTGTAAGAAAGGGTAAGTTCCAAGCCCACAGAGTTTAGGGCTTCTCAACTTCGTAAGCATGAACCAAAAGACAGATTAATGCCGCAGCCGTTGCATCTTCTTTGAAGAGCTGTGAGCCCGTTTCAGCAATGTGGTCATTAACGATCTGTTTTTGAATGGCTAGAAAAGCATGTTTTAATTCGTTTAACTTTTTATAGTCCACCTTAATGGTCTCATTTGCCATAGATTTGCCTCTCAAGCCATGTGATGTAGTCAGACGCAGCTAGTGGGATAAGTTCTGAAATTGATACGTTCAGAATCTTGGAAATCTTCTTAAAGTACTTCACAGGATACTGAATATCGCGGCTTATCTCAATATTTGAGATGAATTGTCCGTTTTTAAATCCTAGAGCTTCACCAAGTTTTCCTTGTGAAATCCCCATGGATTCTCTACGATTTTTAATGAAACGAGCGAGATTGGTCATATTTTAATTCTCCATAGGCTCGCTTGTAAACTTTTTTTGTAAATACATCAAGTATAAACATCGGAGGGGATTCTCCCCGGGCGGGAAAATGGTGAAAGTTCACGGAAGGGCTTTCATCATTACTTTATGGATCTATTGGGAGTCATTTTAGAAAAGTACGGAATCTTAGGGCTTATCCTTCTCAAGCTTGGCGAGGTTCTGTGGAACATCTTCAAGAAAAAGTACAAAGCCGATGAGGAGCTTGCCAAAGCAGTTCATGAGCTTACAAAAGCAATCAAACCACTTGAAGACATGCCTATTCATATGAGAAGAGCCTTCACCGCCATTAAAATAATCTCTAAAGACAAGTGGCCAGAAATCAGAGAAGAGATTATGAAGAAAGATCCTTTAGATCAATGATTACTGAAAATATTGTCTGATCAAAAGGAATCCATCTCCTCCTCTTGAACCCTTGGTTCCAGATGTTCCTGTCGCACCACCTGTGCCTCCTATACCAAGAATCCATGGATATGTAGTTGTGGTAGCTCCAATCTGAATTTTTGCATAACAACCAGCAGCTCCGCCCCCGCCACCGTCATTGTTTGTTCCGCTGCCACCGCCGCCGCCACCAGAGCCAGAGTTGGGCTGGGCATCTACTGGGGCAGATGATGACGTATAGCCTGCGGCACCTGCGCCGCCAAAAAATGAAACTCCGCCAGGACCGCCACCAAAGGAAGTACCACTTACACCGTTAGTAGTAGAGGGGCTTCCGGCTCCTCCAGCAAACGAAAGAAGCGTTGTGTAATTTGAAGCGGTTCCAAGCGTACACGCTCCGCCAGCAGCTGCGGTAGCGAGGACCGTGCCACCACCACCTCCATTGAGTACATTTTGATTGGCCCCGGATGAGCCAAAAAAAGTAGCACTATAAGAAGTATTGCCTATTCCTAGTCCTGGAGAGCCACCACCGCCAGATCCTCCTCCGCCAGAGCCCACGCCTTCCACGGTAATGTAAAGAGGTGCGGGGTTTGTGGGCATGGAATACACTCCTCCAAATTGAAATGTATCTCCTTGAGTTGTGGCTCCGGCTGCAACGCTTATTGTGACGCTATTACTTGGACCAGAACCACAAGTTCCAATAGCTGTAACCGCAGTTCCTGCCGTAATAGCTGCAGGAGTTTTTGTGTCGTAAACATAGGCCCCAACCACTATGCCAGCCGTAGAACCAAGACTAGTTATACAGGCAGTGGTATTGGCGGTACTACCTCCCGTTGATAAAATGTTTGATGTAAATCTTTGCGTGGTTGGAGCTGTATAAGAGCCACTAGACCATGTTGGCACTCCTTGCATGGTAAGGACCTGTCCGCTTGTGCCGACAGATAGCCAAGTTGGACTTCCGGAAGACATATTCAATATCGCACCAGTAGAGCCAGCGGCAAGCCTCGTCGCCGAACCGGAAGATCCACCGATAATCATGTCTCCAGTTCCTGTCATGGGATTTGTTAATGGGCTTGTCCATGTCATGGAAGCGGTGCCACCTGCTGAAGTAAGAACCTGTCCAGAATTTCCAGCGGTAGTGGGTAGATCAAAATTATATGCCGTCGTATTGCCAAGATTTAAAATGGTTATTGATGTTCCGAGTGTGGCGCTATTCGCAATAGAGATAGAACCTTGAGTTGTTGCATTAACTCCAAAAGTAGCTGGCAAATTAAATGTCCATCCGGTTCCACCTGTTGCCGACCCCATGGTGACGTTGTTTGCTCTGAAATAATCAACGCCAGAAGCCCCTGGGGCATTCAAAATGGTATAGGATGTGCTGCCAGTAAGTGCCATTCCTGCATAATTATTTGCAGAGGGATTTGAGTCGAAGAAAATGCCATTGCTTCCACCGACACCGATAAGTCCTATTCCATCTGGACCTCGATATACAAGCGTAGATGCGGTTTCATTTTCTGTTACAGGAATCCAAGTCATGGCAGTAGATCCGCCACCGCCTGAAGCTAAGACGCTATTCGAAGATCCAACGCTTATAGGCAAATTAAAATTGTATGTTCCTGCGGCTGATTGTGGTTGAATCGTTATAGTTCCTGATGTCCCACCATTTAGATTTATAATACCAGCCCTAGACACCACAGTGTTTCCAAGGGATAAAATTCCTCCGCGACTTGTGACATTCCCGCCAGAATCAATTTTTATCCAGTTGGTACTGGAGCTGTCTATTCCATCAAGAAAATCATTAGAAGTTTGGACGGTTAAAGTGCCGGTCATTGTATCTCCAGCCCTTAAAACAAAAGGGGTTGGAACTGGCGTTGGCGTCCCAGTCAATTGTGAGTATGCGACCTGAGAGCAGCTTGCATTGCCGTTTGCCGCAATACCGGTTGAATATTGATTCGATGGACAAGGCGAAGGGGAAGCCGCAAGAGCAGTGGCTGTTGAAGCATTTCCAGTTACATTACCAGTAAAAGTTGAGGTCCAAGCGGGAACACCACCAGACATGTTTAAAATTTGATTGGTTGTTCCAGGAGCCAGACGAGAATCATTTGAACCATCATAGTAAATCATATCTCCCTTAGTCGTAGTGGGAGATAAATTGTTGAATGCCGCTTGAGTGGTAGTGTTGCCGGTTCCACCATTTGATACAGCGACAATTCCAGTTACATTTGAAGCATTACCAAAAATATTTGTGGTCCACCCTGGAAAGCCAGAAGAATTAACATTTAGTACTTGTCCAGTGGTGCCAATAGCCAATCGCGCCGCTGTAGGAGTTCCATTCTCATAAATCATATCTCCAGCAGTAGTCATTGGACTTAAGAACGTAGAAAGAGTTTGCCAAGAAGAGCCATTGTATTCACATACAGCCCCAAGAGTTGTGTCGTAAACCTGAAGACCAGCGGATGGCGAAGAAATCGCATTCTTCTGGGTTGTGGTCATACGAGGTAAAAGAAATCCCAGGGAAGTGCTTTTTACTTCAAGTTGGGCGCTAGAGTTTATGGGGGAATAATCTCCAGCCTTGAGTAAGGGAAAGGTGGCTTGTTGTCCCTGGGACATAGATGCAATGAGGAGGGTGAGGGCAATGACGAGGAATTTCATAGATGCTCCCTTTCCAGTGTACCTTCTTTTCGGGAGCTATAATGAAAACTTTAATTACTGCTCAAGGAGAAATGTGTTCATGATTTTATATCTCATCGTCCCGATATAATTCGTATAAGCTCCACTATTGGTAGCATCATCAGAAGTATATGAAATTGTCGGAAGATAATACGGTCCAGCTCCAGTTGAAACTGCGAGAGAAACTCCAGTTATTGGTCCAGAAGAACCAGTATCTCCAATGAGAGTTAATGACCATAAACTTGTGGTCTGGCTCCAGGTTAAGTAGGCTCTGCCAATAAATCTAAAAAAATTATTACTGGTCTGTCGTCTGATATTGAGCCAGATCTCCACTTCACTAAATGTGGCAGGACTAAAATTAAGACTAGCAATTGGAATTGAGGTCACATTGTTTGAAATCACCACTTGAGTCTCAACAGGAGTGATTGAGTTATTTCCAGTGATCGGAGTCACTGTTGCTGTTTTGTTTTCAAAGGTGGTAATTGAAGTCAAAGCGCACGCCCCAGCATTTGGAACTACGCAAGGAATGAAGCTAATTTGTTTTATCGTACTATTAGTTTGATATGTAATTGAAAACTGCACCGAATAACCAGGTGTTTGAGTTTCGTCTAAAATGATTTGTGCATAACCACTGGAATTGAACGCCACAGATTTTGTAAACGGAGCAACGACAAATTGACCATAAATAAAGGGATCTTTTTGACTTACCCCAAGCGACGCATTTTGTACGCTGCCAACTATATTTCCCAGTATGTCTTCGAGGTAGACCCAGACGGTACATTGGGCAGGGTTTGAAGGTCTGATGGCCGCGAAGGTGTAAGTGACGGCGATTGACGTGAGGGTTGGAGTGGTTGTTCCTGAGGCTGAGTGCAGGAAAGCTCTGATCTGAACGTAAGAGCCAGTCCCGAGAATAGTAGCAAGAGAACTACTACCGCAATTGCTATTGATAACAGAAGCTGTATTACTTTGTGAATAGGTCCCATTACTTGTAACCCAGCCACTCCCATTCCAATAATAATCAGCACCATTGATAAGAATTGTGTATTGGACATTGTCACTCCCACTATATGAAGCCGTTTCTGAAAATGCTGAAAGCGCAGAAGCCTGCATTTGAAACGATGAAAGAATATTGGGATTTGCTTCAGAATATCCAGAATTATTTATGAGATTCGCAGTGGAAGCTAGGATTTGAATTTTATTTGAGTCACTTAAAGTGAATCCCGATGTGGTGTTGTAAAATATCGGTGTCGTCGTTGTTGCCATATTAAGTAAAACTCCCTATTGAACAAAGATTCACAGCACCCTGGTTTGGAACCATCACTGGCTTAAAGTTAATCTGCTTCACGGAACTATTTGATGGGTAAGAGATTGAAAAGTTGTAGTAGACCCCAGGAGTCTGGCTCTCAACGACTTGAAGCTGAGCAAAGCCGTTAGAGTCAAATGTTGTGGACGAATAAGACTCATCGACAAAATTCACGCCATATTTAAATGCGCCACCACGAACAGAGAAAGATGCGCCAGATGTGATATTGTTTCCCAATATATCCTGTAAGTATAAAAAGACTATGCACGTCGCAGGTTGGCTCAATGGATCTCCATAACATCTTCTTCGCCGGGCATGATCATAGCAAACCCGCATTTGACGCACATAACTCTATGTGATGTGGTCTCAATCATGAAACTCATGCCACAAGAGACACATATCTCATATAGAAGATCATCAAAGTACTCATCAAGAGTCTGAATTTTATACTTCCTTCTTCCGATGATTCGGTAAAAACTAAGTCTAACTTGAGGATTGTATGGAAAGTGATTCCGGGCAAGCTAAAGCTTTAGTCGAGACAAAACCTATCAGCGATGATCATAAGCTAGTGGCCTACTGGGCCGCACACGGCATGGACCCAAAAGACATAGCCCATGAACTTGGCTATGGAATTCAAACCATTAAAAAGATTCTCAAAGATAAAAAGGTAAAGCTCTTTGTAGAAAAAGTCAGATTCAAGATTTATGGCGATGACCCCGCACTCCACTTAAAAGACTGCGCCAAACAAGCCATCACCGTCGCCAAAGAGATCATGACGAGCAAGAAGACAAAAGATCATGTCAGGCTTTTGGCAGCACAAGATTTCATGAACAGAGAGTTTGGAAAAGCCGGTATAGACGATGGTGTAGTCGAGGGAACGGTTAGAAAGATTCTTCAAATGCTTCAAAAGCCTCCAGAAGAAAAAAAACAAGACATTGAAGATGCCCAATACGTAGACATCACTCCTGAGTCACAGGCAAAAGAGGTGGAAATGCCAGTCGATGAAGTTGAGGACTGGCTTGACAAAAATATGAAGTAACTAAAGACTTAAAGCTAACTTGCCGACAACCTGTGTAACGGAGATCTTGAGACATGGCATCAGCGAACAAAGTCGTATATACCTATCAACAACCAGGCTCCACAACGGTCACGACTGCCTTTGGTTCTGTTGTGAATGCCTCGGCCATGGGCGATTCTCAATGTGGCAAGCTCATGTATTCAAACACCACAGCACAACCTATGGTGCTTGGGCTATCTCCAACATCAACAGTAAGTTCTGCAACGGCCTATATGTCAATTCCAGTTACAACCAATCCTGTGGTTGTTGATGTGTTAATTCCTGCGAGAAATTATATTTTTCTTAAATCAGTTGGCGCATCCACCACGAGTGGTGAGATCACATTAGATTTCTTCACCATGTAAGGAGACCTATGAGACGGCCTTTTCAAACGGGAGCAAAGCCAGAGAGTCAACCCAATGAGCCAAAGATGTACCCTGGCCAGCAAGATTTTAATAAAAGTTCTGGCGGCACCAACCTAGAAGGGTTTGCGGAAAAAGCACCTATTAAAGGCCCAGATCAGCTTCAACACATTGCCAATGCCATTGGATCAGAACATGTTTTTGGCAAACCACTTCAAGATCCCAAACCACTGCACCAAGACACCAAAATGAAGTCCTCGCTTAAAATGCCAAGCTTTGCTGATCAGGAAAAAGTTAAGGTCCCTCGCGTTAGGACTGGACTTAAAGTTCCAAAACCGTAAGCCTTAGGCTTCATGGACGAACTCAAAAAGCTACCCTCAGAGACTGAAACTCTAGGAGCCATCGCTAAATGCGCTAACGATCCTTGGGAATACCTACATTACGTATTCACAAGAGACGAGGTCGATCCATTAACGCCAGTCAAGAGATTCCCCGTTCACCTGGACTACTTGAAGCTTCTCACAAAGCTCTGGCAAAAGAAGAGGCTGTTAGCGATACCAAAATCAAGGCGCATGAGGATCTCATGGACCATGCTCGCGCTTTATAGTTGGTCAGGGCTTTTCCAACTCAATCGACATATCGCCATGGTTTCTAAAAAAGAGGACGACGCTGATGAACTTATCAAGCGAATCAAATTTATCGTTGAAAATCTCGATGAGAGAATTCCAGCAGAGTTTAGAAAGTTTGAGTATAGATTTAACAACTTATATTTCCCAGAAACTGGGTCCAGAATACAGGGCTTCCCTCAAGGAGCTGACCAGCTCCGGCAGTACACATTCTCTCAAGTTTTTGGTGACGAATGTGCATTCTGGGAAGACGCTGAAAAAATGTATAGTGCGAGTTTTCCTACAATCGAAGGAGGAGGCGGCATGTGTCTTGTTTCCTCCCCAGCTCCGGGCTTCTTTAAGAGACTCGTCCATGATCGCTTAGATGAACTTGATCTCGATGAGATTTTAATATCAGGAGACGTAAAACACCCAATGCAAGGGGTAGAGCTGTGGACAAATCCAAAGAACAAGTTCACAGTCATGCAGCTTCACTACACAGCAGACCCCGCTAAGCGTACAAAAGAATTTAAAGACACCGTTAAGGGATCAATGCCCACAAGACAATATCAAATGGAGTACGAACTTAATTGGGAATCATGGGAAGGTCTTCCCGTATTCCCAGACTGGGATCAAACTAAAAATGGAACAAAAGAAGAAATCAAACCTATATTGGGTCTGCCTTTGCTTCGCGGGTGGGATTTTGGTCTTACTCCGGCATGTCTTGTTTGTCAGCTTCAAGGCTCGACACTTGTTGTCCTTAAAGAGTTTACTGCCATCAATATGGGAGCAGAGCGATTCTCCGACATTGTTCTCAGAGAGTGCCGACTTTTATATCCAGGATGGACTGATCTAAAAAATCAATGGCGAGACTTCATTGATCCTTCTGGCGTGTTCAGGAAAGACACCGATGAATCTTCGTGTGCTCAAATTCTTCAATCAAAAGGGATTCAGACCATTCCTGGAGAAATAACTTGGGAGTCCAGGAGAACGTCTGTTGAATATTTCTTGACGGGCTATACCAAAGAAGGGCCAAATTTAAAAGTCTACATTCCAGCGTGTAACATGCTGGTTAAAGGTTTTAATGGCGGTTACCGATACCCAGAAAAGTCTCTGGAGGTAGAACCAGCTAAGATCAGGCCAATTAAGAACGAGCATAGCCATATTCACGATGCTTTGCAGATGATATGCTCAAAAATAACGCAGATGAGACACAGTACAGGACGACGCGTGCCTCTGCCAAGTTATGGTCAGTCACGCATGAACAGCTAAGGATAGAACATCATGGCCATGGAACCGGTACAGGATGTAGTTGAAAATCCCACAGTACAAATTGTTAACAATTCTTTCCAAGAAGCCTATCACGCAAAGCGCTACCGCATGTTTGCTAATGCTGAGAACTTCAACTGTTATCACGGCAAGCAGGATTACTCACATAAGAAGGCCGGCCAATCAAAAGAGTTTATAGGCAAGGTTTATCTGGCCACAGAACAAATCACATCTTTCATGCAGCAAGCGCTCTCGGGTGAACAAGACTGGTTTGAAATTGATGCGGAAGATGGAATGCCTGACAACATGATGAAGCTTAAGCCAGAAGAAATGCAGAAGCTTCTTGAGCGCGAACTTAAGAATAACGACATTGGCCACCTAATACCAGATGCAATTAAACTTGGACTCCTTGGGTCTCTCATGATCGTGAAGGTCCATGGTCAATATCAGGTCAAAGAAAAATTCTTCTCTAAAAGTCTTTCAGCTACTGCGGACTCTGGGCCCGAATCAAAACTATATAAATCAAAGAGTGATGTCTGGCGATTAAAGCTTGAGATCGTTAGACAAGAAGATTGGTATCCAGATCCTACTGGTGAAGGCCTCTATGAAATACAGGTCATAGAAATGGACTGGTACAAGCTTATGGACATCGCCTCTAAAAATCCTGATATCTATGACGTTGAGGCTGTAAGGGCTTGCGGCACCATGGTTCAAGAGGAACAGAAGGTAAAAAAATCTCGTGAGACAGATCAAAACGCCACATTCTCAAGCTACCGCCGACGAATCAAGATCAAGGAATATTGGGGAGATATTATTGAAACGGGAACCGGAAAGGTTCTTTACAAAAATGTCGTATGCGCTGTTGCTAACGATCATTACCTTATCAGGCCTCCAAAGCCCAATCCTTTCTGGCACGGAGAAAGTCCTTTCGTTAGCTGCCCTATTATTCGCGTACCTCATTCTGTTTGGCATAAAGCATTGATGGACATGCCCACCAAGATGAATAGAGCTACAAACGAGCTCTTTAACCTCATGTTTGACTCAGGCATGATGTCAACATTTGGTATTAAACAGGTGCGCGAAGGATGGCTTGATGACCCCGCAGAGATTGATGATGGTGTATTTCCAGGGCAAACACTAAAAGTAAATTCAAGTTGTCCTCCTGGCATGAAAGTCCTTGAGCAAGTAGCCACTGGCGGCCAGCCCTCTGAAGCTATGGATATGTACAATTTGGCGGATCGCGAAGCGCAGGCCATGCAGATGTCTAGCGATATCAGAAATGGAATGCTCCCACAAAGGCAGGTTAAGGCCACGGAGGTTGTCTCAAGTGAAAATAATATCAATGGTATGTTTAAAGGTATTTGCGCCAACATTGAGGTTGGCTTCATTGAAAAGATTCTTACAAAGGGATGGCTAACCTCTGCTCAATATTTAAATGACATGGATCATGATGAAATGATCGCAATCTTTGGTGACGAACGTGGCCGTGCAATTTCTGCCATGTCGGCTGCTGACAGGTTTGCTGACACCGTTAAGGGCCGAAAATATAAAGTCTTCGGCATGACCACCATTCTAAATAAGATCAATGACTTTAGAAAACTCACATCACTCCTTCAGACTGTTGGCCAGACCCCGGTTCTTGTACAGGAATTTGCTAAGGTCGCTGACTTCGGTAAATTTCTCACTCAGATTATTAAGAGCCTTGATATTGATATGGATAAAATCTCTAAGGACACCACGGGTCCTGGTGCACAACCTGAGAGTCCACAAAACCCCAATGGACAAGCCTCTCCTCAAGCGCTTGGTCAGCTAGCGCAACAAGGTGGCAATCAAATAAGCCAAGCACCTCAAATGGCGGGTCAGTCAGTACAACCAGATAACATGCCTGGAGTACAGAGAGGGCCTGTGAAAATGGGTGGAACCAATCCTGGTCAAGGCGCATAAATGTCTAATACTGAAAGAGAGTTAACTAGGATTAACGAAGGCAACATGGCCAGGATGTTATTGTCTAATCTTGAGCCAATTCTAGATCAGATTAAAACGGAAGCGGAGATGCGATTTGTTGGTCAGTTTAGAGAAGGAAAGCTTGACCAAGGAAATTCTCTTGCATATGCCGCCGTAATAGGTACGCTTGAGGACATAAAGAATCGTTTACGCGCCAAGGTTGGCGCGGCAAATAGAATGATCACGGAGAGATCGAGTGGCGGAACAGACCCAGACGCAAACGTCTTCTAATCCAGATGCAGCATTACTTGTAGGTGGTCCAGCGGGAGAGCATGGAAAGCCCATGCCCAAAGATGGGGAAGCCCATCCCGAATCAAAGACAACCACACAAGAACCCGTCAAATATGAACTCAACGGCAAGACCTTTCAGTCTGCCGAGGAAATGTCAAAATACGTTGCTGACCTGGAACAAAAAGTAATCCAGGCTCCAACCGTACAATCTCAAGTCCAACAGCCCGTTCAAAATCAAAAAGTCATCATCGACGGACTCACTCTTGATCAGCTCATGTTTGCTAATCCTGAGCGATACCATCAGTACGTCACCGAACAAGCTAACAGGCAAGTAGACCTAAAGCTTGCTCAAGCTGAGAACAAACGCAACTTCTGGAACAATTTCTACGCCACCAATCCAGACCTTCGTGGGAAGGAAGAGATTGTTGACATGCTCGTTCAGAAAAACTGGACCGAGTGGGAAAAGAAACCCGTGTCAGAATTTGCTAAAGTTGTGGCTGACAGTAGCCGAAGCACTCTTAAGAAGATCGGCGCGAACGCAACAGAGGTTCGGTCTTCGGAAGCCGCGGCATTGAGCGCATCAGGACAAGGTGCTCCTCAAATTGAAGTCGCAAAGAAGGCTACAAGTTTTGTTGACGAGATGAACGAACGACGAATTAAGAGACAAGCTAAAAAAGCTTAACTCTAAAATACTCAACTTAGATTTCAACTTTGATGAAGCAACTTAAGGAGATTGAACCATGGCTCAGCAGACTTGGACATTCGACGCCCCTTCAGGCACGTATAAAAATCATACGCTATCTTCTGACCTGAGACAGGCGGCAATCGTCGATACAAAATTCATGCAATTCGTGAAGCCCGAAGCTGGCTATGGCCGCAAGAAAGGCGACACGATCACAATTACCCGTGTATCCAATCTGACTGTTCCCACGGACGGGACCCTTGCTGAAACGACCAGGATTCCTGAAGATATCCTGACCATTCAAACAACCGGCATCACGGTTGTTGAGTGGGGCCGTTCAGTGCCTTACACATCACTCTCTGAAGATCTGTCAGAGTTCAATATCGAAAACTCTGTTCAAGCGGCACTGAAGAATCAGATGAAAGTTGTCATGGACAACGCCTCTGCCGCAGCCTTCAAAACAGGTCAAATCAAGGTTGAGCAAACCGGCGTTTCATCTGTTAACTTCGATACTGGAGGAACAGCCACTCAAGCCGCTACAGCAAACCTTAATTTTTACGCGATTGAACAAATTCGCGACTATCTTTATTCAACTCTCTATGTTCCTCCCTTTGAAGGTGACGACTACATTGGTCTTGTTTCTACATACGCCGCTCGCGGTGTGAAGCAAGACCCTTCGTGGGAAACATGGTTCAAATATACCGATCCTCAAGCAAAGTATAATGCTGAGATCGGTCGACTTGAGAATATCCGTTTCGTTGAATCGCCAAACGTCAACGCTCTTAAGAAGAACGCAGGAACTTCAACCACTACTGGTGAAGCCGTGTTCTTCGGTATGGACCCGGTTGTCATGGCGGTTTGCCAAGATCCTGAACTTCGCGTTGCGATCCCTCAGGACTTCGGACGTCAAAAGAATGTTGCTTGGTACGGCATCCTTCAGTTCGGAGTTGTTTGGACCACTAGCACAGCTGGTGAAGCGCGTATCATTCACTACACTTCAACATGATTAATTTTAGAGCAACTTTGAGACTTGCAACTTTTGAGGAGACCTAAAAATGTATACTGAGAAATCTGGGCATCTAATTCCTTCGGCAGCTCCGGGCGCTGTTTCGGTCTCTGGAACAGGCCTTGGAACCTACACTCAAGTTTGTATCTCTCAATGTACGCCTAACCGTCTTGTCTGCGTTGTTAACGCAGCAGTCACTGGGGGAACAGCAGCGGTTGTGCAGTTTATCTTTAGGCCAACTCCTGGGTCTTCAACGGCTCAGACTGTGCTTGGAACAATCACCATTCCAGATGGAACGGGTATTGGAAAAGCGGTTTACAAAGATATCAGTGACGTGAGTAACACCCTCACTCCTGGCGGACAGCTTGTTTTCAACTGTTCAACAGCAGATTCTGCGGGTTCAGTTTGGTGCGGAGTTGAAGTGTGCGATTCCCCGGCAAATGCATTAGCCGTAACGAATATGATTAAATCAGCTTAAAGGGGTGATCTCATGGCGACGATGACTTGGACATATACAGTCACCCATCAGGATAAGACTGATCGAAGTAAGAAATGGAACACTGTTACTCTTCAAGGTAGCAGCGGAACCTATCTTTCGGGAGGCATTTCAATCAGTGCAGCATCCATGGGATTACCCTATGGACAGATCGACATGGTGGACATCCTTGATTCTAATGGTGACGGATATATTTACCAGTGGAACCGTGTGAATGGAACCATTCAAATGTTTGAGACAATTGGAACATCTGCCTATGCGGCATCTAAGCTTACAGAGGTAACAAGCGCTGTGAGTCCGTCATCGGCATTAACTATTTCAGTGGTGGGGTTTTAATGAGCGAAACTAAATTGCATGATGCAGTAAAGCCTTTTGACCATAAGCCAGAAAAGCGTGGGGCTGATGGAAAGATTGTTTCAGCCAGATATTACGGTACTCATATTGTGAATGGTACGAACTACCATTACTTCTATGACGAGCCTGACAAGTTTTATCATACAACCGGAGAGCCGATTCCTTTTGAACAGGTTCCGGATGTTTGCAAGAAGAACATCAAGAAGATTGCAGCGCCAAAGCCTAACGACACTGCAATTATCAAATCTAAAAAATCAGGTGAGCCAGAATCAAATAGCTCCCTGATCTAAGATATGGGAGCTGACTCGTGGCTAATGGAGAAACCGCAAGTGACCTTAAAAAAGAGGTCCTTGATCGTTGCGGCGAAAAAGATGACGGCACATCTGGCTTCGACGCCACAGCTCTATCTTATATAAATAAGGCCCAACAAAAGATCATTGCTGGCTCAAGTGAATTTGAACTTGATATTGGAGAGCCGTGGCCATGGGCTATTTCTCCAAATAAAGTAACGGTTACTAATCTTGCTTATGTTGGGACCAACTACACATCTTCTCTGACTGTAGATTTCACATTCAATTCTGCTACTGGAACATTCAGCCAGGCACCTCAGTACCCTACAGGAACAAATGTCAGCCTTAAGGGATGGTGGGTGCAAACCACAGCGGCAAGCGAGTGGTACCTCATCACGGCGCATACGGCCGGACAAACGACATTCACGATTGATACTCCATTTAATGGCTGGCAAGGTGCTGCAAATTCAGAAGTGCTTGCTATCTTACTTGATTACACACTTCAGGCTGCAAACCCAAATGGAACAGAGCCGGGTGGCATTCAACGGCTTGCAGGCCCTGGGATCTGTTATCTTCAGCAGAGCTACGATAATGACAATGAATACCGCGTGTACCAATCAGATATCAGAGAATTTCAGCGTCAATATCCATTATCAGTTATTGAAATGGGAATGCCGACAAGGTTCTGCATTACTTCAATTAATAATGGTACAACCGATAGTCAGCAGTTAAACATCAGATTCAATAAGTACAATGACCAGCAATCACGCATAGACTTTTCATATATCGCCGTTCCCCTTGACCTCACATCAAACCCTGACTCAATTCCTATTATCCCAAGAGAGTTTAGGGACGTTCTTGTCTACATCGCTTGTTGGTGGCTCCTGAGAGATAAGGCCGACGATAGACAAGATTCGTATAAACAAGACGCTCAAAACGTTTTGAAGGCCATGATCATGGACGCCAGGAAAAAAAGAGATCACACACAAAAACAAAAAGCAGCACTCATCCCCCGCTGGGACAACATTAACCAAAAGAAACGGATTACTTATTTATAAGGGTATTGTGCAGACAATTAACTTCGGAATGGGCGGTCTTCACACCGATGACCCCGATACCCAAATTCCGCCTACAGATCTTAAGCGTGCAAATAACATCACCTTCGAAGGCAACAAAGTTCAAAAAGCCCCAGGGGCTATTCGCTATAATAAAAACGCACTGAGTGCTGGCGTTTTAGAAGCCATTGACTGGTGGCCCAACAATACAACCCAAAGACTTGTTTGCATCACAGCCGATGGCAATGTGAATAGGCTTACTGATATCTTTACAAATTCTGTAGTGAATAACACGGCAGACGCTACACAGAACACACTTCAAATCAGAAATCAGCCCATGATTGTTCAAGGCGGGGCTGAGGTGGCCGGAAACAATAGAAAGCTCTTTATCTTAAGTGGTGGAAATCCAGTGCAGGTCATGTCAGGAGATGCTACTTCGAGATATACGATTTCAAAGCCCGCACTTGATTGGAGTGGGAATCAGAATCAACCAACGGCCGGGGTTATTTACAATAACAGTCTCTGGTGTTGGGGGAATCAAAACAACCAGCATACGCTCTATGCTTCAAATCCTGCTGACCATGAAGACTTTCAAACGGTGGACGTTTCTTCTGTATGGCCCGTGTTCCCCGGTGAAGGTCAGGGGATTTTGGCTTGTTATGTGTTTAAGGGACGACTTTTTATTTTCAAATACCCTTATGGGCTTTACTATTTAGATGACTCTGCGGGACCGACGTTTTCAAGTTGGGTGATTAGAAAGTACATGGACAACTTTGGAGCTGCCAGTGCCCACTCTGGTATTACGGTTCTTAACGATATGTTTATTGCTAATTCTTTTGGCACTATTACTTCTGCTAACGCCGTACAGTATTATGGCGGCTTTGACATGGCGGACGTGCTTGTGAACAGTCGTAATGCCATGTACGTCCGTGAAAACATGAGCCCTCAAGGCAACACTGCCCGCTACGGAATCTACTATGAGCAAAAGAAGCAGGCCTTCTTTTCATATAGGTCCACGTCAAGCACATATAACGATCAGGTTTTATATATCGACTTCGCATCTCCTCAGCAGCAGCAGAAAATGGCTTGGTGGAATCACCTTCAGCCAAACTGCATGTTCTTACGCAAAGACGTTAATCTAGTTCCTCGTCCATGCTACGGCGCTAACGATGGTTACATTTATCTCATGGATCAGGTGAACCGTGATGTGAATGGCGACGGCTATGAGATGGATATCATGACTCCAAGTATTGACTTCGCTACAAGTCAAACATCGGTCATGTCTTTGCCTGGTCAAATGGCAGAGGTGAATAAGTTATTTGATTTCTTGGAACTCACAATTGAATGTACCGGTAAATGGTATTTAAATGTCGACGTGTTTCTTGATGGTAAATTCTCAGAAACACTTTACTTCACACAAAGCTTACTCAAAGGCACAAATGAGGCCGTGACAAATATTGATAGAACCTATGACGGGTTTTCGTTTCAAGTAAGAAAAAGAATACATGGCTCTGGAAAAAGAATCGCTCTTCGTTTTTACAATGATGGCGTTGACCAGAATATAAGTATCTTAAGGGCACAGGTATATATGAGATTTGGGACGCAAGGCGAGAAAGACGCAAGCTGATGGCTGGTTTATTTAATAGAATAAAAAGATGGACCGGACTTGATGTTATTCAATCAATAGATCTCAATGCTGAGTTTGACAACATCATAAATAATCTTGGGCCTGCAGGAATGTCCGGGTGGTCCGCAAGCGTTGCCCAAATGCAGATTCAAACATCTCCTGGCACATTTGGAGCAGAGTCACTAGCCACGTCTTTAAACGGTGAAATTGAAAGACTTCGTTATCAGCTTAATGCCATTATTGGCGGACCTGACAATGTTTGGTACGATCCCCCCGCAGTAAGTTTATCCGAGATAGACACATCTCTCCCTACGCCTCCACCTGTAAATAGAATTGTAAGCGGTGCATTGATTTCTGGAACAAACCAACCTGGTCATCTAGTTGCGGCTGGAGGATCTACAAGAACAATTACCTTAAAATGTGGTGTCACTCCATTTAAGGCATATATTAACGGCCAGTTATATACTTTTAATAATGATATTACGTCTGGCACGCTGTCCCTTGCTCCATCTACAGGAAACACATTTGCAATTAATGATAGCAATGCCGATGGATCTGCAAAGACACAAGGGTTTGGAACCTATATTGCCGATCTATCGGCCAACCTGGCTGATGGCACTCAGAGATTCATGTCTGATTATTCCATATATGGAAATACCGTTGGAGCAAGTATCACTGGAATTGGAGGAACCTTTCAGGCATTTTCTTATACTCACTCTGCGGTAACTGAATATTTTATGGGTTATATAAAACCAACAGTTACTTCGTCATTAATTGAGGTCAATAATTGTCAAAGAGGATTTTTCTTTAATAGTTCTAATGCCCAAGTTCCAGCAATAGGCTTACACAACAGTGACAACGTTATTCTCATGAATCTTATATGGATTTATGTTACTACTGGCGGAGCCCTTCTTGCTGTATATACGCACCCAAGATATTCCCCAACGCAGCCAACTTCATCTGCCTCTGGCGACATGTGGTATGACACCGTTAACCAAACATGGAAGCAATCAAATGGATCAACATATGCAATAGCTAATGCCATTTTAGTCGGAGTCTGCTTAACTAATACCTCTGGTTGTGTTGCCGCAAGATCTTTTGACTCGTATGCGGCTTATTCATCATCGTCAAACGTCGTTCCTGAGTATTATTCTTCTACTGAATACAGAACTAAATATGACAATAATCAAATTAATGTTTACGGAAATAATCTTGCTTTTGATAAGGATGAACTTCGCTGGAATACAAGTGATCTTGTATCCGGGCTTACGCTATCTGCTTCTAATTCATATTTTTTATATTTAGATCAAACCGGAGTTGCATGGATCGATGTTATCCAGCCCAATAAAAGATCTGACTTAGGGGGGTTTTACCATCCCGCTCAAACATGGAGATGTATTGGATCTTTTCTTTATAATGCATCTGGCTTCTTCGACACTGTCGCATATGCAACAATGGGAGGAACTCTTGGCGAGTTTATTCCAGACAAATCAATAAGCATTAAGAAAATGAAAGCTAGTCCCCTTATTCTTTACGATGCCAACGCTACAAGTCCGGTTGTCGCTATGCATGATCAGATATCACATTCTACCGTTGCCGTTCTATCTGGCGGGACGCAAACGTCTGCTACTCAAATAATTGATACAAATTCAGCCGCATTAACAGCATCTCTATGGTGCTCCGGAAGGACCCTGCTTGTTGGTTTAGAAGGGGATGGAACTAACGTTGGTGACATTCAGGTTCAAGCCGCTGGTACTACAACTAGTTTTTCTGCGACCATTAAATACTATTTAAACGGAGTTTCCAATAGATCGGTATATTTCTCAGTAGCTGGAGCATCTTCATCCGCTCTTGGCGTATTTTTCCCGCCAGGATCTTCTTGGGTATTGATGCATGGGGTGCCTGCGGGATTAAACGTGATAACAGTGTATTACTTGGTTGCGGGTACAAATCCTTCTCTAACACTTAATAATATAAGATTATTCGCAAAGGAAATATGAACTTTCAAAAAGAATCATTTGAATCATATTATAAAGACGCCGAAAAGCTTCTCTATCTCCATTGGCGTGAAGTCGCTCACTATCAAGACATTGAACTTAACGTTGATGTCGATCGCTATAAAGCCATTGAAAATGCCGGTGATCTAAGAACGTTCACAGCAAGAAATGAAGAGGGGCGCTTACTTGGTTACGCACTCTTTTTTGTTAAGAGAAATCTACATTACAAAGATTCTCTTCAGGCTGTTCAGGACGTGATCTTTATTGACCCTGAGCGCCGAGGCTTTGGAACAGTATTTATCAAATGGTGTGATGATCAGCTAAGAGACGAAGGGGTCCAGGCTGTTTATCACCATATTAAAAAGGCACATAATTGGAGTAAGATTTTAGAACAACAAGACTATGAGTTAGTAGACCTCATCTATGCAAAGCGATTGGACGAATAAAAAATGGGTGCAACGGCAGCGGTAGCTGTAGGCGTAGGGGGGATGTTACTTAATGCAAATGCGCAGCAAAATGCTGCCAATGCACAGCAATCCCAGGCGCAGCAGGCTCTAACGTATCAAGAGAATCAACATGCTGCCACCGTAGCTGCCGCCGCACCATCGTTTGGTCAAATGCAGCAGATCCAACAGCAGTATCAAATGTCTTCTAACTTACTTTCATCACAGCTTACAAGCCTTCAAAGTCAGTACTCGCTTTATCAGTCAGCAAGCTCTCAAGCACAGGCTTTGATGAACGGGCAAGCGGCATCAACTCTTGCGCCATTACAACAGCAACAACAATTACAAAGAACACAGCTCACTCAGCAATTAGAGCAGCAGTATGGCCCTGGATATGCGACTACAACGGCTGGAGCTATGGCGCTCGCTAACTTTGATATGCAAACACAATCCGCCACAGCGCAGGCGCAGCAACAAGCAACGGGCATGTTTCTAAATTCAGCAGGACAGCTTGGGGCAAATTATACTCAAGGTTTAAATTCTGCTTATTCTACATCATCGAATATTAACTCTGCTGGTATTGCTTCAGCTAATCAATTGCAACAGCTTGCTGTCTCCGCAAACGCCAGCACATCGCCTAATTTTAATAATTCAATTGCAACAGCTGGGGCCCCGTTTGTTGGACAAGCAGCCCTTGGGGCCGGACTTACAAATTTATCAGGACTAGGCGGCGCTGGTGGCAGTGGAGGTGGCAGTGGAGGTGGCGGTATAGGATCATTATTTGGTGGGTCTAGTAATAATGCAGCTTCTGGCGGAGGAGGGGCTTCGAGTAATCCTCTTGGCGTGTCTGGACTTCCTTCTGCGGGTTCATTTTATGCTTTCTCATGAATGGCGGGTGGCTAATGGCTGATGATTACGAACCAAACGCATCGAACATAATAGGTGTAGGTCAAGCCACGCAGCTTGGGTCTAAGCTCGGAGAGAATGTTGTACAGGGCGTAGATATGGGCCAGCAGCTACAGCAGCAAATCATGCGCACTCAAGCCATGCATTCTGATCTTCAAAATAAGATGCTTGATAATAATGCTGCCATGGTGAACCACCTCACTCAAAGAATGGCAACGCTCGCTGGAATGCCAGATGAGTCCAAAAAGGGCCCCATGTGGGATATGCAGACTCAGGCCCTTCAGAAAGATCTCAATTCTTATGGTGCTCCAATAACTCCTGATGCCCTTGATAACATGCTTACTGATCCTACTTATAGCTCAAGACTTTCCGCAGCTCTTAATGCAACAGCCAATGCGGGCCTTGATCCAAGAAAACAGGCTGCTGTCGTTCAAGAAAATGCAGCCATGCTGGGACGTCCTGATTTAATAACTGACTTTCCGGAGGCCGTTCAAAAGAGTCTGCAAGCCCAAGCCCTGTTGCAACAGAAAACTCAAGGCCAAGACATTAGAAAGCAAACTCTTGTAAATAACTTCATCAACAATACAACCAGCTTACAAAAAGATTTTGATAAAACTCTTGAGCAAACCAGCACTATTGGAAGTCTGCTTAAGCCTGGAACTCCATACCAAACTGGTATGCCTCAAGTCGCCGCCATGGACGCTCTCACGAAAGCTCTTACCGGAACGGTTGTCAGGCAATTCACCTATGATAATCTTAAAGGGACAATCAATGCTCCAGATGCCCTGATGCAATATCTCGATAAGAGAGTTAATTCAGGACAACCATTAAATCAAAAGCAAGTCGATGACGTCGTGAAGATCGCAAAGACCGTCAATTCTGGAGCTGATCAGCTAAGACTTAAAATGCTACAAGCCAAACACAACGAAGCCAAAGGCATGATCGGCAACGCCGGGTATGCTGGCTATGAAGATCAAATCAGAGGTGCCTTTGATCCTGATGATTGGAATAAGCTAGAAGGCATGGCATCTAAAAACACATTCAATCCCCAAACACAGCTTTATGAAAAATCACCAGGACAAAACACATCTCCTGATGATGCCCCTGTTAAAGCAAAGCCAAAAGCTCCGTCTGTCTCTGAGTATCAGCCTGGCGGCAAACAAGATGATTTTCTGAAAAGCATTATTAGTAGTGGTGTACCGCTTAATGAAATCAATAAGCGTCTAGCCAGGAAGAATTTAAAAATCAGTCAAGACACCTACAACCAGTTGAAGGGTCAATAAGATGGCTGATTACGGCGTTGATACTACAATTCCAAATAATGCAAATCCAAGTCAATTGACTCAGCCAACGCCACAGCCTGCTGCGCCTGCACCACAAGACCATCCCTTTAACGGACAAGCTTTAGACGATGCCTTTGACAAAGCATTCACTCCAGATCAAGGCGATGTTCAAAAACTACAGGCCAGCACCGGCGGCCAATGGGCTCAGCAATCAGGATCAACTGGACAAAATAGTGGCGTAAATGCCGTTGGTTCTCCATCTGACATTGCTCAAGCCAGTATTGGCAGAAATGTTAATGAGCGTCTTCAGATATGGTCAAAGTTAGTTGGTGATAAAAATGCCATGATTGGGCCTCCAATCAATGGACAAAATGATGTTTGGATCAGAGGACAAGACGGGAAGTTCCATCCCGCTGACACGGGACACACCGATTTTATGCAAGACCTTGCTAAGAAAACAGGTGCTGGCATTGATACCGTTGTTCAATCTGTGTCTGCTCTTGCCGGCGCTGGAGCGGGTGCCGTCGTCGGTGCCCCGGAGATTGGTGCGGCGGCTGGATATGCAGCGGGACCAGGGTTATCTTCAGCAAGCAGACAATTTCTCATGTCTCGGTACTATGGGGTTAAGCCAAACCCAGAGCAGCTTAAAAGAGATATGTATATCGGCGGAGCCATGAATCTCTTTGCTGGTGGACTTCTGACTGGAGCTGGAAACGTTGCTAGTAACGTAGCCACTTCAATAGAAGATTCATCAGCATCTAGAATGTCAACACTCGCCAAGAGCCAAGTAGAAGCAAAGAACTTCATGGACGCCGTTGGCGCTCAGCCCGCCGAAGTTATAGATTCACAAGGCAACGTGAATGCCCCTATGTCCAATGCTGGGGAAAGACTATTCTCTGCCACACAAATCAAAAGACAACAACTCAATGATCTTATCTCTACGGCCAATGAACAAATCGTTGCGGCAAATAACAACAAGGTCAACACGCAAGGTCTCGCTTCTGTAGTGAAGGATTTCATGCAGAAGGACGGATACCGCTTTGATGACATGGGAATGCCCGTCCCCTATGAGAGCTATAAATTAGGAATAGAAGCCGTTCCAGACCAAGAGACCAGGCTTTTCATGAATCAATCCCAAGCAGACCAACTTCCCAGCGTGAACATGTCTAGAATTGACAGGCCTCGCATGGGCACCGATGCCATGAATGATCTAGCAGAAGATTATAAAGCCTTGGCCTCAGGTCAAATGGACATGGGAAACTTTCTTCAGATGACAAGAGACTGGCAAGAAAACGCTAAGTTCAAGCCACTAGACATGAGATCAGATGCCACCAGGTCTGGATGGGCCGAACTTCAACACACGGCCACGTCCCTTAGACAACAAGAAATCCAAACACGTCTTCAAAATGATCCTCAAATGCTAAATGCCGTTAACGACGCTTATCATGAATACTCATCGTCAAAAGACGCAATAGACATGATCTACGATGCCTATAGAAAAAATCAAAATAGCCCTGAGAAGCTCGCACAACTATTTGTTCAGCCAGGCAAGCAAGAACTCCTAAGCCAAGCTAAGAGCCTCTTTGCCGATAAGCCCCAGGTCATGAAAGATGTTAGATCAGCTTGGCTGTCTGAGAAGATGGGTAAGTATGTTGGCAATGACGGTGTGTTTAACTCAAATGCTTTTATAGGTGATCTTAAAAAGACAGGCGGGGAAACATTAAACCAACTCTTCGAGCCAGGAGAACTTGGCAATATCTATAGATCAGCAAAAATTATGGGATCCGTGAAAACAAGTGACCTCATGTCACAAGCACAGGGTCAAAATGTTGTCGATGCTATTGGAAATTTAGCTGACAGTACTGGCGGAGCAAGCCTATCGAGGCCGTGGGCTGTTATGAAATGGCTAGAAAATAAGCCAAAGTTTTCAGAATACATGTGCAGCCCTGATGG